TTGTACCATAATTCAGGATTCTCCAAAACTTCATTAACAAATTGTTCCTTCGCTTCAAGGTATGATGTAGTTCCCTTATTTTTACAAAAATGAAGAATCTCTCGCTTGAAGTTTCCTTCACCGAAAGTTTCAACATCTCTTTTAACTTCTTCTGAACTGGACCAGTAATTGCGCCAATCAGATTCTACCTTGGTTCGTTTCTTCTTACCGTTTATTATACGCTGTTTCGCGAACCAAAGCAACTTTTTACCAATATATTTCTTGCCTGTAGCAAGATTGGTGATTAGATATACAAAACCTGTCCAGTCTGCAATATCTTCACCTTTGTATTCTTCACCATTATACAGCCATGTCACTGGTCATCCTCATCGTAGTCGTCCTCTTCATATATATCTGCTGAGCAGACAGGACAATACACGATGTCTTCCAGTTGTTGTTCATCACCCTTCAGTATAATTTTGCCGAGTGCTCCACACTCTACACATTCGAAATGTTTTGTGGTCATGCTGCTTTACCCCACACATCTCCCCAATCTCCAGACAAAGCACCCTTTGCGTAATCAGTTACACGATTCTCAAAGAAGTTGCCATGGATTGGTGCATTGATCATTTCCTCTACCCATGGTAGTGGATTCCTTTTAACTTTAAAGATACCTTTCATGCCAAGACTGATCAGACGACGATCAGCGATATAACGAATATATTGTTTAACATCAGCTGCAGATAGTTCTCTCATCTCAGCATTAGCGAAGGACAAGTCAATAAACTTATCTTCCAACTCAACCATTTTCTCAGCGATTGTGTAGATTTTACCTTTTAATTCATCATTCCAGATTTCGTTGTTCTCTTTGATAAACTCTTTGAACAAACGAATCATTGATTCAGCGTGGATTGTTTCATCAGCAATTGACCAAGTAACAATCTGACCCATACCTTTCATTAACCCATGGCGTGGGAAATTAAGGAGCATAATGAATGAACTAAAAAGTTGCATGCCCTCAGTGAAAGCAGAAAAGACAGCAATATGAGTAGCAGTAGACTCAAGTGTACCATTTTTACTAGACAATTCCGTAACATAATCATGCTTATCTTTCATCTCCTGATATTCTAAGAATTGATTATATGTTGTTTCAGGTAAACCAAGTGTTTCAATTAAGTGAGAGTAAGCAGCAATATGTAATGCTTCACGAGCTGCGAAACCCATAAGCATCATGCGGATTTCAGGTTGTGGGAAATAAGGAAGATAATTATTAACATAACCACCAGCAACATCAATGTCTCCTTGAGTGAAGAATCTGAAGATGTTCGTGAGAAATTGTTTTTCTTCATTTGTTAGTTTCTTTTTCCAGTCTTTAACATCCTCAGCCATTGGAACTTCTGAGTGAAGCCAATGCGCTTGTTCATGTTTTAACCAAGCATCATATGCCCAAGGATAGTTAAAAGGTTTAAAATAGGTGCGTTGATCCGTTAATTTTGTTTTTTCTTTTTTTACCATATTTTCCTCTTATGACCAGACTCTAAAGTTTTCTAAAGAGCAAGGGTTCTTTTCATTATATTCGCGATAGAACAAACTGTTCGTATCTTTGTTTGGTCGCCAGTCTGTCATTTCGAATGCGATCGGTCCAAGATATGGATCGGCATGCTTTAGAACAAACTCATGATCAATTTCTTCTGGCTCTACATAACCACGATTAGGATTTTCGATTGCCCAAATCATTGCTCCGAGCATCGCTGCAATAACCTGAAGTGATGTAGCATTTTCTCCAGGGATCAATTTTCTTGCTTCCTCAATACTTAGTTGACTGCCATGCCAACAAGCAAAGTCATCACCAATTAACAGAACACCAAGTTCATCGATTCCAGAAATAATTTCATCTTTAATAACACGCTGTTTATATTGCATATCTAATTCACGACCACGAAGTTCATGAACAGAAGCAATCGCTGCATCACATGGTTGATATACATAGTGAACAGTTGGACGGAATGATTCATCTTTGGTTGTGAAGTATTCGCTGATTGTAACTGCCTCAGAGTGTTGAACTAGGAAACCATTAAACTGACCACCAAGTGGAACCCAAGACTTAACTAGAACAGCAAGTCCTGGCTCTTTGACGAAGGCAGTGTTACCTTGAACAGCACCATTCTCTGGATGAGCATCTTCATGTGTTCCCCATCCCATTTCTGCTGGAGCACGACCTTCTGCCCAGAATCCTTCAGGACTCCAAGTATTAACAAATTCATTCTTTTCTTTTGGTTCGTCAATAATCTGAGTATCTCTCTCAGCAATGTGAACAACTTTAACACCCAAAGATTTCATTAACTTTGCCCATCCTTCGCGATCGGCAGGTTTGTTTGCTTTCTTACCTTTCTTCTCGGCAAGTTTCAACAGTGCTCGTTTAGTAAGGTGAGTAACAAGTCCAGGATTTGCGCCATGAGTAACTGTTGCTGTAGGAGCATTAGGATACTTCTCAGCAACCTTACGCATTTGTCTATGAGCAGCAAACAGAGTACGATCCTTCATTCTAGGAATAGTTTCGTCTGGCTGATCAGCCCAACGCTCTAACGAAGTATTAATGTAGTTACAGTCATGTTGCCATGCCCACTCAAGAATTTCTTCAACACCAATGTTTAAACTTACATCAACAATGAAGCCATTGTCGCCTACATGTTCTGCCAATGTCTTGTCTAGATTGTTTCGAAGAATTTCCTTCTTAACATAGTTTACGCCATTACCTTTGTTGCGTTCTTTAAATACTTTCTCATTATCACCACGCTCTAACACTGTAATTTGTTTACCATTACCACAGATGTGTTTCATAATGGTAGGAAGAATCGCTTGACCCACAGAACCATAACCAATAATAAGAATCTTCTTGTCTGCTGGCCATACGACATCTTTCTTAGATGAAGCGTAGCCAATATATTGTTTAAATGGTGGTACTTTTGTTTTTCTTATCATTTTATCCTTTATCTTTCAAAATTGATGTTGAAAGCGAAACTAATTCTAGTATCATCTGTTTTATTTGGAGCAATTCCATGTTTTAACCATCCTGGAAATAATATCAATTTACCATTAGCAGGTTTATGTTCCCAAGGTTTATTAGAATTATCAAAACAAGGAGAACATTCACCAACTAAATTAGGTGTTTCAAATTGAATATTTCCGTCTTCCCCATTTGTTTTAATATAAAAAACTCCAGAAATGTCAGTCCAACCATGGCTATGGGTATGTCCATAATCTTCTTTTTCAAATTTTGTAAACCAAGACTCTTTAACTGTATATGGTTTAAAAGCAAATTTGAGATATTCGCAATATTGTTTTAAATGTTTATCTAAAATATTTTTAAATGTAACAAGTTTAAAATTATCAATTTCATTTGTAGAAAAATTATTCGAGATCATATGAGTATTTTCCCAATGAGTTGGCATAACCCATTGAACTTTTTCCAGAGCAGAGTTCATCTCATTCTCAAGTTCAACATTATAATTTGGGAATGCTACATAAATCGGTGTTGGAAATATGTTCTCAATAAAATGTAAATCATCATTAATATCCATTTATCCCTCGCATGCTAGGCATTCTACACCTTCTGTTAAATCGTGTAGGTTAATTTCTTGAATGATTTCTCTTTCAATTCTCTTAGCAACTTTATCAGCTTTCGCGATCTTGTCACTGCGACAATAATAGAGAGTCTTTAATTTTTGTTTCCATGCTTGAAAGTGAACAGCATGAATATACTTAATATGACTATCAGGTCTAAAGAATAAGTTTACAGATTGCGCTTGATCGATATATTCTTGACGATCTGAGGCATGCTGTATAACCCATCGCTGGTCGATTTCCATTGAAGTTTTGAAAACATCTCTTGTCCAGTCATCCAAGATTTCGAGATGTTGAACGCTTCCATCGTTGGCGATAATACTTGACCAGATTTCGTTATAGTCCAACTTAGTGTCATTTTCACATTTATCCTTAATAATCTTATCTAGATATTTATTCTTGTTCAGGTGTGAACCTGAGAGAGTATCTTGGCGATACGCATTGGCACGATAAGGTTCAATGCTAGGACTAGTATTCCCCATGAGAATGGAAGAAGAAGCATTGGGAGCAATAGCCATAAGATGACTAAACCTATTTCCAGTACCGACCGCATCAGGAGCCTCGCCACGCTCCTTTCCCAGTTTTTTATTAGCTGCATCTAAATTTTCTCTTATAGTTTTGAAGATGTTTTTGTTTCTACCGACAGCAAGCGAAGACTCCCACGGTAACGAATTTCGTTGTAGATAAGCATGCCAACCGAGAGCACCGATACCAATGCTTCGCTCACGCATTGCAGAATACTTGGCTCTTTTGATCGCAGAAGGAGCATGATCAATAAAATATTGAAGAACATTGTCAAGCATCTCTGCAACATCAGAAAGGAATAAAGGATCGTTTTTCCAGTCATCATAATACTCCAAGTTTAGTGAAGACAAACAACATACAGCAGTACGCTTTTCGTTCGTTGGTAAAATAATTTCAGAGCAAAGATTAGATTGATTAATCTTTAACCCTTTATCCTTCAACCACTGTGGCATCTTGCGATTAGATTCATCAATGAAGTGAATATATGGTTCACCAGTCATCATACGCAACTCAAGTAGTTTCTGCCACAATTCTTTAGCTGAAACAGTTTCGCGAACTTCTTTTGATGCTGGATCAACAAGATTCCAAGAGTCATCAAAGTTTGGATCAATCATAGACTGTTCAATGATTTCCATAAATGCGTCAGGAATATTGATCCCGTGATGCATGTTCAATGTTCTGAGGTTTTGATCCCCAGTAGGTTTACGCATTTCGAGAAAAGGAATGATATCGGGATGGCTAATGTCAAGATAGGCAGCATAACTACCACGACGAGTACGACCTTGACGATACGCCAAAGAAGAAGCGTCATACATTTTAAGATGTGGCATAACCCCAGTAGACTTATCATCGGCAGAGCGAATACCAAACCCAATACCAACACCACCCCCAAGCATAGAGAGCCAATTCGTTTCGGAAAGGTTATCAACTAATCCCTCCGCAGTATCTTCAATATAATTAAGGAAACAAGATATAGGCAGACCACGCTTACTGCGACCAAAAGAAAGAATGGGAGTAGAGTAAGAGAGCCAATGCTTACTTGAATATTCATAAAGTCGTTGCGCATGTTTTTCATCACTTGAAAAGGTTTTAGAAACAAAAGCAAATCGTTCTTGAGGACTTACTTCATCATCTTTCATATAGGACTCTCTCAATCTTAACAACCCCAATTCATCAAACAATGAATCACGAGAAAAGTCTACCTTGATACCATGAACGACATCTGCCATATATTACTCCAATTATAATTATTATTCTGTTACAAATTCAGTTGTTAGAGGAAACACTTCTGATATAACTCTAGCGCATTCCTTAGCTACCAACTGATGTTCTTTTTGAGTGCCATTAGCACTGCGTAATTCGATAAAGTGAATCCAACTTCTTAAAGTACCATTCATATATAAGCGAGAAACAGTTAATCCTTCTGGCAGTACTGCTCTTGCTTGTTCTTTAGCGATACCATTTTGAATCGCCCATTCGTATGCACTTTTTACTGTTTCAAGAACACGCTTCTGCTGTGTTTCCCAAAATGCTTGAAGTGCTGGATTGTCAGTTTCAATACTATTTTGTCTGTTTTTGTTGTCTTGTAATCTGGCTTCCCTTAACACGAAATCTAATTCTTTTGTTGGATCAGCATATCTTTGACTGAACTCTTGAAAAGAAAAAGAGCGATGTCTTAAAATTTGTCTCGCTATATCACGAGTAGTTTCAATCTCTAAACACATTGATACCATTTCTAATGGTGACCAATGTTTATTGTTTATTAGATAACGAATTAACTTCTCTGATGTATCTGTGTTGTTTTGATTACTCGGGTTTGAAACTCTGGCGCAGAAAGCAACTAAATCGGTAGTAGTTTGCTCTGTCTCGAATGCCTTTGAATAACTAATTAACTTAACTCTCAACACTTTCTCCATGTACTAAATCTTAATTTGGCTTCTATTCCCGAAAAGGTATTTGTATTTATGAGATCCAAGATTTGAGCAGGTGTTTTACCTGATAAAATCATCTCGTTAATATCCTTCTCCTGTACCGTATCTGGGTACATCACTACATTATACCCCTTGTCAATATACTTAGCAAGTTGTTTGCTAATTTCTTTGCTTCGAGGTTCATTGTCCATTACTATCGTTGCATTAGTAAGCAACTTCCTAACAGTAGGGGTATCAAAACTACTTCCTGACACAGCGATTGAATTTGGAAGAAACAACGAATCAAGAGGTCCCTCAACCACATAGATTCGTTCCGCATAGTCGACTCGCTCCAATCCATAGATTTTCTCCTCGTCTTCATTAATTTTGATAGTATAATACTTAGGTTCTTCTTTACCGAATGCTCTACCTTGATAGGCAATTACCTTACCGAAAGAATTAAAATAAGGGATGATCAATCTTGGATGATCATCCTCTTCGTTGGTAAATTTAAATGACACACTGTTTGTATACTTTTTGAACTTAGAACAGAAGTAAAGCAGATTCCACTTATCTTTAGGGATAAGTCGCTTAGCAACATAAGCAACAGCTGGATGTGTCTCGGGAAGTTTATCTAATCGTGTTAGTGGTTCTAGAGTGTCGTCTTCTAACTCTAAAATTGGCGTATCGTTGACAAACTCTTCAACGCTTTTGTGATCGTTATATCGAGTAGCACCATTTTTATATCGTTCAACGACATATTGATCATACAAATTTGAATCAACATGTTTGATTAGATTACCAAGATTTGTGCTGTATCCACACTTGTGACATTTAACAAGTAGATCTTGTTTAAACTTATAGATAAACCCTCTGGCTTTGCGAGGATTATTTTTTGAATCGCCACAGACTGGACAACTGTAGTTCCAAAGATAATCGTTTTTCTTTGTAAAGTTGCGTAGTCTAGTGCCGAGTTGCGATGCGTATTTTGAGTCGATATGTAGCATAATAATTATTATACCTTATTACCAAATAAAAAGCAATCCCAAAGGATTGCTTCTTGCGACTCTTGCAATATTTTACTTAAAGAATTTTTCGAAAAAATCTACATGTCCGATAAGGTATCCAATAACAATTGCGCCACCAATTACATAGTATTTCCACTGTTCAAGAGAGGAAACTCTATTGTTCATTTTATCTAGATCTTCAACAACCTGAACTTTAATTTCAGCATGTTGGTCTTGAGAAATTTGAGCATTTGCTTGCATCTTGTGCTCTAAACGAGATTGCATTGCATCGATCTTGTCAACAATTTCTCTGTTGCTTGTAGTAATACGAGAATGTAGTTCTTTAATGTCATGTTTCACTTCGTTGACATCCTCTTTAATTGTTTCTACTTGGGCTTCCAATCTAGCCACCCTTTCAGTATCTAATTGATCAGTCATTTTACGCTCTCGAAAATTTGTTTCTGAGTATTATACCACTCAACCCATGTGTCGACCTTTACTTGACACTCTTTATATTGACCATAGTTCTCAGTAACAACTCGAATAACATCACTTAATTTAGTTGTATCATCGGTTTGTTTCAAACTAGGACAAGCTACTTTCAAGTCATCTGGCGCATCTGGGAAGTGTCTAGCAACAGGAGTCGCAGCACATCCAGAAAGTAATAACATACTGATTACTAATAATTTTCTCATTTTAGATCCTTTGCTGCTTTATTCAATATCGCTATTGCTGAAGGATCCACCTTACATGTTGCATCAATTTTATCTTTAACATCATCTATATCGTGTTGTATTACAATTTGTGTATCGTGTATAACTTTAGTCTTCTCAACATACTTTGTTACAATTTGTACATTGGCATCTTTAGACTTGGCTTCAGATACTGCTACTTGTTTCTGTAACTCAGCGATTCGTTCAAGATTAGATTTCTCAGCGTCATAACCACCATAAAAATAAACACCTAAAATTGCCAAGAGAGTTCCAAGAATTCTTGCTGGTTCTCTATATGGTCTAAATGGTGGAAATATTCCAACAAGAAAACTTAGTGCATATAAAACTACACCTGATCCGAGGACTGCCAATACAGCATAGTATATCCATCCATCAGGTATAAAATTCAACATCCACATGTTAAAAATCTCTTATTTTATTTCAATCGGTTTTGGTCTGCGAGCCATTTGAATAGCTCCATTTTGTTTACGCTTATACTTTGCGATATCTTTTTTCTTAATTACTGGACCACCAGTAGCAGTGGATAAACCAGCGACACCGCCAGAACCAGCATTGTTTGCTGCAACTCCACCACCTGCTCCAGCACCTCCTCCACCTCCACCATCTTCGGCGATCTTAGCGAGGAATTTCTCAACAAATAATTCTTCTTCTACTAATGTTACTTTGTCCAACCTTTGAACAAGTGACATAAATTGTTCTTCGTTTACATAGGCAGATTTCTTTTCAAATCTTTC